GCCAAAAAAAGACACCCGCCCCTACCTGCAATACAACGCCGTGAACGACCACCGCACCCGCCCGAGCCATGCGGCGCTGGACAATCTGGTGTACCACATCGACGACCCGTTTTGGGATTACTACATGCCGCTCAACGGCTACCGCTGCCGCTGCTCCGTGATTGCATTGAGCGAGCGGGATGTGGCGCGCGCCAATCTTACCGTCGCCCAATCGCGCCCGGAACAGTTTGAGCAGGTGGAGTACACCAACCGCAAAAACGAGCCGGTCGGCACGGTAACGGCATTCAGGCTGCCCGACGGGCGCACCTTTGCACCCGATTTGGGGTTTGACCGCAACACCGCCAGAAACCATTTGGCGGCATTGGGGCAGATGCAGTTGGAGCGGGCGGCGGATTTGCCGCCGCGTCTGGCGGCGATGGCGGTGGGGGAGAGCCTGCAATCGCCCGTGCTGCGCCGCGCGCTGTCGGACGAGCTGATGACGGCCTACCGCGCCATCGCGCTTAAAGACGGCACGCCCACCCGCCCGACCAACCGGCCGATATTTGTCGGCAGTTTGAGCATGGAGCTGCTGGACCGCATGGCGGCCAAAAACATCCGCCTGCCAGAAAGCGGCGTGATTGCCTCGTCCGACACCCTGATGCGCCATGCCCTGCGCGACGTGAAAGCCGCGCGCGGCCAAACCCTGCCGCAGGAATTTTGGGCAGATATTGCCGACAAATTGCGTGCGCCCGAAGCGGTGTATTACGACCCCGCGGGAGCGCTGTTGTATTTTTACGCCGACCCCGAACGGGCGGGCAACCTGTTTAAAGTGGTGGTGACGCTGGATTATGACGGGTTTAAACGCAGCAAACACCCGAAAACGGGCGTGCGTGAGAATTTGGTGCTAAATGTGGTGGATACGGGGACAAAGGTAGATTTTACCGGCATGAAATGGCATGAATATATCCATATTCAGGGAAGAAAATATTGAAAAAAGCCGGAATAATCCGGCTTTTAAACGGGCGGCGGTAGGACTCGAACCTACATCATAGCGGAGGCTTTACCCAGCGATAACCTTTGGCCTAGCCGAAGAATCGGCGTTACATATAGGAAACTTCCGCCCGTTGCCAATATATTACCCATTTTTTGGAAAAAATGCAAGAAAATGATTGACATCCAAATCGACAACCTGTTCGTGGTGCAAAACCAAATCGAGCGGCTGGGGCGCGGCCTGGGCGATAACCGATACCTGCTGATGCGCCGTCTCGCAGGCACAATGCACAAGGCGGTGCAGCAAAATTTCCGCCAAGGCGGCCGCCCCAAGTGGCTGGGGCTGAAATACCGCCACGGCAAACCGCTGACGGATACGGGCATGCTGCGCGACAACATCTCCCAACTCTACGACAACGACACCGCGCTGGTGGGCACCAATATGGTTTATGCCGCCATCCATCATTTCGGCGGCATGGCGGGGCGCAATCGCAAGGTGCGGATTCCGGCGCGCCCGTTTATGACGCTGACCAACGAGGACAAGCAGGATTTGCTGGACGATGTGCAGGATTATTTTGCCGCCCTTGCCCGCTGATTTTGCCGTTTGCGCCGCAGAGCGCCCATTTGCCGCCTTAAAATCGGCGGACGGGCAAACACCCGAATTTTATCCCTGTCGCAATCCTGCGCGTTTTTAAAGCGTGTTTAAAGGGGGTTTATCCCCCATCCGGATAGTTCCGACCCGACCAGCCCCCGAAAGAGGGGGCTTTTTTGTTGCCCGCCGCCCGCACGGTCGGGCTGTTTTTTTGCGCGGGGGCGAAAGGCGTGGCCTCTCTTTGGTGCGCCCGCCCGCCCGATAATGGCAACATCTCAACCAAACCAAGGCCCGATATGCACAAAACCAAACTGGTATTGGCGGCGGCAAGCTTTGCGGTATCGGCCACCGACGGGCGCATCCAGCTTTTGCCTTATGGCGAGTTCCGCGCCACAGACGGCAGGCCTTATGACGCGCCGGCGTGGTATCTGACCGAGGCCAACGGCCGCGACGTGGCGGATTTGGCCAACCAGAGCCGCACGCAGCTGGTGGTCGATTACGAGCACCAAACGCTGTACAAGGAGCGAAACGGCCAGCCCGCCCCCGCGGCAGGCTGGATGCGCTGGGTGGAGTTCACGCCCAAAGGCCTGTTTGCCGATGTGGAGTGGACCGACAAAGCGGCCGGGCTGATACGCAACCGCGAATACCGCTATATCTCCGCCGTGTTTGCCTACGACACGCAGGGCTACGTGCGCAAGCTGCTGCACGCGGCTTTGACCAACTCGCCCGCGCTGGAGGGTATGGACGAGGCACTGGCGGCGGCCAATATGATTTTTAACCCCAACGAGGACGACGACCCGATGATTAAATTACTGCAACAGCTGTTCGGACTGCCCGAAGCGGACGAAGCCGCACTGACCGCCGCGCTGACGGCACTTGTGGCCGCCAAGCCGCAAAACGCCGCATTGAGCGCGGACGTGTTTGCCCAGCTGGCCGAAAAAGACACACAAATTGCCGCGCTGACGGCGCAAAAGCAGCCTGCACAGCCTGATTTGACGCAATACGCGCCCGTGAGTTTGGTGCAGCAGCTGCAAAGCCAGATTGCGGCCTTGACCGCGCAGCGCGAAGCCGACAAGGGCGCGGAGCTGATTACCGCCGCGCTGACCGCCGGCAAGCTGCTGCCCGCACAAAAAGAGTGGGCCGAGGGCGTGCTGAAACAGCCGAACGGGCTGGCATTTTTGACCGGCTACATCGAGCAGGCGCAGCCCGTGGCCGCGTTAAACCAAGCGCAGACGGCGGCGCAGAATGCCACGGGCGGGCTGAACACCGCCGCGCTGACGGCGGAGGAAAAAGCCGCCGCCAAAATGCTGGGCATGACCGATGCCGAATTTATCAAATCAACCAAAGGGACTGACCAATAATGGATAAAGCAGCCATCTTGACGGCACTGACCGCCGCCTTTCGCAAAGAGTTTCAAAACGGCTTGGAGAGCGTGTCGCCGACCTACGGCACTGTGGCGATGACCATTCCGAGCAGCACCGCCACCAACACCTACGCATGGCTGGGCAAATTCCCGCAAATGCGCGAATGGGTCGGCACGCGCCAAATCGGCAAAATGGCCAAACAGGCAATGGCCATCGAAAACAAAAAATACGAGTCCACCGTGGGCGTGGCGCGTACCGACATCGAGGACGACCAAGTGGGCATGTACCGCCCGATGATGGCCGCGATGGGCGAATCCGCCGCCGCACTGCCCGACACGCTGGTTTGGAGCCTGCTCAAACGCGGCAAATCCACGCTGTGCTACGACGGCCAGTATTTTTTTGATACCGACCACCCTGTGTTTGCCAACAACGACGGCACGGGCGCGAACACCCCCACATCCAACCTGACCACCGGCACGGACAACGATGCGCCGACGTTTTATGTGATTGACGATTCAAAAACCATGAAACCGTTGATTTTTCAGGAGCGTACCGCGCCTGAATTTGAAACCAAGTTTGACCCGTCCAAATCCGACCGCGTATTTTTGGAAGACGAGTACCTCTACGGCGTGCGCCGCCGCTGCAATGCGGGTTTTGGCCTGTGGCAGCTGGCGCACTGCGCCGAAAAAACCAAGCTCAACCGTGCCAATCTGGCCAAAATCATCACGCAGATGATGACGATTAAGGCCGACGGCGGCTACGTGCTCAACATCAAGCCCACGCTGCTGGTAGTGCCGCCCGAGCTGGAAGACGCCGCGCGCGAACTGCTGGAAGCCGACAAAATCAACGGCACGACCAACACGTTTAAAGGCCGCCTGAAACTGCACGTGAGCGTGCACCTGTAACGATTAAGCCGGGTGCGCCGCGTGCGCGCCCACGGAGGATGATATGGCAAAAGCAAAACCAAACCCCAACCTTGAAACAGAAACCGAGCTGCCCGAAACCGAGCAAACGGAAACCGAACAGCCCGAAACCGAACAGCCCGAAACCGCCGAATCAAAGGCGCAAGCCGCCGCCGAAACCCTGCAATTTCGCACGGCCTCCGGCGCGACGTTTTGGCGCTGCGGCGTGCAGTTTGACGGCACATGGCAGCCCCTGAACCGCGCGGACTTTGACGATAACCAATGGGCGCGCCTGCTGGACGAGCCCATGCTGCAGCACCAAGGGGCATAGGCATGTATGCCGGTGTACAGGACATGGTGGCGCGCTTCGGCGATTTGGAGGTGCTGCAGCTGTCCGACCGACAGCAGCAGGGCGTTATCGACGCCGCGGTGGTGGAGGTGGCGCTGGCGGACGCGACGGCGGAAATCGACGCCTATTTGGGGCGGTTTAAACAGCCGTTTAAAGAGACCCCGCCGATTTTAACGCGGCTGTGCTGCGACATTGCCCGCTACCGCCTGTGCGCCGCCTCCGGTGTGCTGATTACCGAAGAAATCCGCAACCGCTACCAAATCGACGTGCTCAACCTGCTTAAAGCCTTGGCCAAAGGCGATGTGCAGCTGGGCGTGGATTCGGCGGGCAAAGAGGCGGAAAGCAGCGACACGGGCATTGTGTTTGCCCGGCCGAAGAACAAGGTGTTTTACCGTGATTACTCAAATTGAGCGGGCGATTGTGGCGCGGCTGACGGCCGGTTTGGGCAAGATGGTGCGCCAAGTCAAAAGCTACGGCGGCGAGTTGGACGACCTTGCCGCCCAAATCCCGACCCTGCCCGCGGTGTGGGTAACGTATGGCGGCAGCAAAATCGAGACCGTATCGGGCGGCTGTCGCTATCAGGACACGGCCACGTTTGCCGTGATGTGCGCCACACGCAACCTGCGCCACGAGGCAGCGGGACGGCAGGGCGGCACGGACAGCCGCGAAATCGGCTGCAACGACTTGGTTTGGGCGGTGCGCCGCCTGCTGGATGCGCAGCGTTTGGGCTTTGACGACAGCCGCGGCATGGTGCCGCGTGCGGTGCGCTCGATTGTCAATCAAACCAGCGTGCAGGCCATGAGTTTGAGCGTTTATGCCGTGGAATACACGATACGGTTTGACAGCGCGGTGTTGGAAAACGGCCGTTTTCCGGAGCCGCAGGCCGACCCGCAGCACCCCGACCATTTGTTTAGCCGCTATCAGGCGGCCTTGTCCGCGCCGTATCCCGCCCTGCAGGGTGTGGACGGCAAAGTGTACGACCCCGAACAACAGGCCGCCGTGCCTGTGGAGATAAGACTATGACGACAATCAAAGTGCAGGCAGCCCCCGGCCTGCGTGTGCCGATGGCGCACCACCCGCACGAATACATCGGCGACGACGTGCCGGTGGACGTGGACGGCGACGATATGTATTACCGCCGCCTGCTGGCCGACGGCGACCTACTGTTGGCGGAAGCGCCGGACGACGCGCCGAAAACCGAAAAACCCGCCGCCAAAGGCAAAGGAGCATAACCCATGGCCGACTTTATCAGTTTTGACACTATCCCCAGCAGCATCCGTGTGCCGGGGCGATACATCGAATTTAACACGCGCAACGCAGTGCAGGGCCTGCCGCAGAATCCGCAATCGGTGCTGCTGCTCGCCCCCATGCTGGACAGCGGCTGGCAAGCACCGCTCGAGCCGGTGCAGCTTTATTCGGACGACGAGGCGGGCGACATGTTCGGGCGCGGCTCGTGGGCGCAGCTGATGGTCAAACAGGCGTTTACCAATAACCCTTATTTGGATTTGACCGTTATCGGCCTGCCCGACCACAGCGCGGGCGTGGCCGCAACCGGCAGCATCACGCTGAGCGGCACGGTGCAGACGGCGTCATCGGTGGATGTGTCCGCCGGCGGCACACCCGTCAGTGTGGCGGCGGCCGCCGGGCAGAGCGCGGCCGATATTGCCGCC